TCAGACGGAATATTGATCCTTGTCACCGGCTTTTCATCAACGCTATCGGCCACAGGAGGCGCGTCAGTCCACAATTCAACTTTGTGACCCTCATACTTCGCCTCAATCGGAAACAGCAACACAGCCGCTCCCTTGCGCGTCATTTCGCCGTTTATCCAGCAGTCCGTCTTGACCCTGTATTTCTTGCGCTTCATCCGCTCACCTTAAATGCCGGTCGCCCGGTTGTTGCATGCCCGCAGCTGGCTTTGTGGCCCTCAAGGCAAACAGGAACGCCGTTGACCGTAAAGCCACTGCTTCCCTCCACCATTGAGGCTGAGGAATGAGGTGGCTCACCATGAGGCTGAACAATATCGCCCTGCAGCACAACAACAGCCCCATCAATCCTGAATGAACTGTTTGACGGCGATGCTGTTTGCACCCCGCCAGCGCTATCCAGCCCCTTCACAGCTATTCCTCTACTCATCCCAGTTGCCAATCTACTGATGCGGCCCGCCATTGCATATGGCCACCACTCCATTCGGATATCTTGCCGTCAATGTCCCAAAGAGCTGCCGATGCCTTGACGCTCAATTGAGCCGTATCAAGGCTGATTTTCTGCGATCCTTTGAGGTCAATTTCATCGGCCTCAATCTTCACCTTGCCTGTGTCGGCAGTGATCTTTGTCCCGCCGACATTAAAGGTGACATCATTTTCCACTTCAAAGGCCACATGTTTTGTCTCGCATTTCACAGTTTCGCCCGAGAGCGTGATTTTTGTATCGCCAATCAGGATCATAGGCTCGCCACCGGCTGAATGAGGTGCGTCAGCAGCATCGCTATAACCGCCGGGCATACACCAGCTGTGCAGCCCTATATCTCCCCCAGGGCTTACAATAAAGACCTGTTCGCCAACCACAAGCGGCATCCATGTCTTGATGCCAATCTCGTCGCTGCCCGTTTTTCCTGCCCGCTCTGACCATTTGATGAACGGAGTCAGCTGATCCGAACCATCGGTCTTTTTGGCATAGGCGACTTTCACCTTGCCGCTGTCATAATCAACCTTGGCCACCCTGCCCGGCCTGATGATATTGTTGAGGCGACGCTCCAAATCCTCGACGCGCTCCATCAGCTCCAGAACAAGCCGTGTGTCTTCTCTTTTCATTCAGGGTTTCTCGGTATGGTCTCGTCGTCAATCTCAAAGTCCTCATGAGGGCCGCCAAGGATCATCCTCTTGATGCTTTCCATATCAGACCCCAGCGCTTTCGCTGTTTCCTCAGCCCATATATTTCGGCCAAAGACGATCTCCTGCTCAAATGTAATGGCTGCGCATGTCACACCATTATCCTCAAACACAGGGCTGTGAATGGGCTCTGCCGATGTGATCTGCGCTGGATTTACAAATGGCAGCCCCCATTGCTGCAATTCAATTCGCTCGATCAGGCGGTGTAAAATGATCTTCATATATTGCCGTGGTGACAACCCAGCCTCGTCATGCACCAACAGCAAAATACTGAACGTGGCCGGACCGATAAACTGCCCCGCCGAGTTGCGGTTCATGGATCTGGTAAAACCGCGCCACGACAGAAAGGCTGCAGGAACATCAAAGCTGTATTCCTGTAATGTTTTTTCGTCAAACTGGCCAGGAAATACCTCAACATGTTTGAGTTCAGCGATATTTTCGCGCAAATCTTTACATACGGCATCCTCGAGAATCAGCAGCTCGTTCTTGTTCACGCTCATGCCCGCCCCCCCATGGCTATAAAGCTCTCAACCAACCGCTCAATCTCTTTTATCTCTTCCGCATTCCAGCCCAGAAACTTCCTTTGTGGCAAGGTTGCTTTACTTTTTTCGCGACCAAACATTTTAAAACTACGAACGCCGAACTGATGGAATCTCGCATATTTCAGCCCACGCACGCCAATGCGCACCTGAGTATGTGACGCCTTTATAACCGTCACTGCCATTTGCAAAGTTCCTGTGTCCGTTAAAGGATCGCCCGTTTTGCGCTTTGGATTGATGGCTATCGTCGCTGGGCTCAGCTTTGCCCAAGTCCCGTCCGGCCCATATCCTCCCTCAAAATGTTTATGCGTTTGAAGAACGGTCTGCTGACCGATTGCACGCATCAGCACATTCATATCCGTTCTGGATATATCCAGCGCATCGACGCGCAATTTGGCCTTCGTCATGCCCTTGACGGTAATTTTCATCGTCGCCTCAGATCAACAGAAAAGAAACTGGTATTGCGCACATGATCCGGGTTTTCCTCCGACGATTCACTTTCTGATGAATCCACGATCATTCCGAGGCCAGCCTTGCCCTTGGCAATCATATCCAGATGCGTCATCGCATCTCTGTACCGATCCTCAATGATCTTGGTCATATGATTGGCAGTCGGACACAGCTTGTAAACGGCAATATCTATGCAATCGGCCTTGATTGACCCCGGCACACTGGCCAGAGGCAAATCATAGCGATAGGACAGATAGCTGTTGATGATATCGCTCGCCAGCGCGATGTTCTGATCAATACGCTCATAATCAAGGGCCTGCACGTCGCCCTCAATTGACGAGATGCGCAAGAGCTGCTTCAATCCCCACGCACGCTCAATATCATCGGCAGTGCAATATTTTACAACATCAGCCATCAGTTTCGCCGTTCACCTGTTTGAGCATGGCAGAATATTGAATGCGCAGGTTATCATCTGTCAGCCGTGGCGGCACAGAATATCCCTTTGCCCGAAGTGCTGACCGCATCTGCTCCGACGATGCCAGCTCAACAGGCGGGAAGTTGACGTTGCCACCATCTGTTTCATCAGCATCTGGCGTATCATCAGGCATATCGTCAGGAGAAACATCCGGCGCGCCTTGGACATTGGCAACCGGAACGCCTCCCTCAGATTTCTTTGCTGGCTTGACGCTCACCACAACAGCCTGCGCATCAATCTTTCCGCTATCCTGATTGATCCGCAAAATCTCACCCTCTGGCGGTTGAAAGCATGGAACAGGCGGCTCCTTATCCTGATATTTTAGAAGAATTGGTTTTGCCAACTTCTCGGGAACATCAGGCATGATAATAACCGCATCGGCCATTTCATGGTCAAGAGGATCAAATTTCTCTGCGCGCCGCAAATACCCGTCCTGCGACCCGGCGCGTAAAAAAAATGACTGCTCTTTGGCAGCCTTTGCATCCTTGTCAAAGTAAATAATGATCGCCATCTAAGGTTCCTATTTTGTGGAGACCAGCACACCAGCTGTGTCTCGATACGATGTCACCGCCTTGGCCCAGCTTTCGGGAGTTGCCAAGGCCGTGTCTGTTGGAGCCTTGCCCCCGGTTGCCGTATTCCAGGCAAATCCTTTAACAGAAATCTGAATACTCCACTCTGACTGGATAGACCGCTGAATGTTTGTCTGTCCATTTGATTTTTCGACATTCAGGTCAAAGTCGTCGTTTTCCTCGATATTAACACCACCAGAAACCAGCCCCATGGCCAGATAACGCTGGCCAGCACCAGTGCCCGTTGTCAGGCTTGGCGAATTGGTAGCAATGATCGGACGGCCAAAACCATCATCAAGAACGGATACATTACCGAACTGAAACAGGCGCTCATTGTTCTGGAGAGCAGCAAAGAAAACATCGTGGACAGAAGCACCGTGGACAATCCATGCCGCAATAGCCTCCCAACGGTCCTCAAAGATCGCAGCACCACGCGCCATGGCATGCCGATCAAGCTTGCCCTCTCCTGTATCTGAATAGTTATATGTCAGCTTATCACCGACAGACTGGATGGCAGCAACGCCGCTAAGCAGAGCCGTATTCAGGCAATCCTGAAGTTTCTTTTCGGCAAGCTGCTCGCCATAGACAACCCCGGCGACTTTTGGATCAAGCGCAATCCAATCGAACATGCCCTGCGAGATATTGACCGGCTCGGTGCGTCGACCAGCTTTAATAGAAACATGATCACCATGCTGCATCTCAAGGGTATTTGCTGGAACACTTTCATATGGATTCCGGCTTTTGACCAGACCTTCCATGTCCTTAAAAAAGGCCATGTGGGTTTCGTCACCCTGATTATTGCCACCCTTTAGGGTCACAGCGAAATTTGTCGCCTCGTTGAACAGATTTATCTTCTGATCAGCCGTTTCAACCATTGTGCTATATGCATATTCCTGGAAAACAAGCAGGTCGTCACCGAGTGCCATTTTTATCTACCTTTCTGTCGCTTCCTGTCGAGAAACGCCACCTTTTCTGCAGGCGTCGTTGCCGCCGACCAATCAGCGGGAGCTTTTGAGATTGTGCGCGAAGAGCGCGATGAATTTTGTTTTGGGGATGTATCGGCACCGGATTTTTGGTCAGCATCAAAAGCCCGGCCAAAACTTTTGTGCTCTTTCATTTCGGCCACAAGGTCAGCCATAGACATATGCTCGGAGCCATCATTGCCGATGCGGGTGAAGCCCTTTTCATCAACAATATCTATGGCATAGCCGTCGTCAGTTTCTTTGAGCTTTGCAAATTGCACAACATGGGGAAGCAGCAGAGCAACATCTCCGCCATTCTTTTCAATTTCACGACTGGCAGCCGTCTCAACCAGAGCCTTATGAAGAGCCCCCTTAGTTTTGCCGAGCGTTTCCTCAAGCTCCCCGATTTTCTTGCCATGCTGTGTTTTGAGCTGAGATTCCAGATTGCGATATTTCTCCTGAGCAATCTTGTCCGCTTCCTTTTCAGGGTCAAACTTTTCATACTCAGACATCTTATCAAGAGCTGTCCGGGCAGCATCCGGGTCAATTCCCTCGAATGCAGAGACCTTCTTGCTCAGATCTGAATTTGTGCCACGCTCTTTGCTTAGAGCTGTTTTAAGGCGCGTTGGATTGATCAGCTCAAAGCCATCTGCCCCCTCAATACCCAGAACAAATTTCCCGTTTCTGGGGTCTTTGTCATCTTCACAAAGCGAATATGCATCGTGAAATTTAGCATCCACATCATCAAGGCTTTCAACATGCGCTTTCAAAGTCATTCAATTTTCCTCTTACATCTCGCTTGCGGGAACCTAATTACGCATTTGTCTCCGCTGGCACGAGCCAGCGGTATGGTCTTGGGGCGTTGCGGGTGGCTATGCGAGTGAAAGAGGGGATTAATTCTCTGAGCCTGAAACGCCGGTTATGGCGATATTCGAACTCGGCCAGATAGCGCTGCATATGTCGGTCTCCAGTGGAATGGAAAGTCCCATCCAGTGACCTTTTCAGGTTTCCGATCAATGTGTTGACCCATTTGAAATCAGGCAGTTTATGGGCTTGGGGAATGTGTCTGGTGACGATGGGAGTGTGGGTGCAGCCTGCTTTTTTGACAGCCGGAAAGCAGTTCAGCCCGTCGGAGACGACATCGGTGCCGGGCGCCAGCGCAGCCTTGGCGTAATCTTCGATCTCATCCTTTGAAAAGGTCGCAACACGCCTGAATTGTACATAGATCGGCCTGCCCTGACGCGTCTCCACGGCCGCCACAAAGGGGCGTTTGTTTTCCGATCCGCGACCACACTTGCCACCGTTCAATTCGCCGCCAAGATAGGCGTCATCAAGCTCGACACGGTTCGATAATTGCCATTTTTCGTTGCGCTCGCTCATCACCTGGGCGATCTTCAGACGGACCAGACGGGCGGTGTTGTAGGCCACGCCCAAAAATCGCATAAGCCCAAGTGAAGAAACAGAATTTTTCTCTTGCGTCATTCTGTAAATGGCCAGAAACCACTTGTTCAGCGGCAGCTTTCGATCCTGAAAAATCGTCCCCGCCGTAATAGCATAGGTTGTATATCCGGTGGTTCGGTTCGTCGTTTTCCGTGGTCCTCCAGCCTTTGAAAAAGGCCGGTTACCACCATTTCAGGAGAAACGCCTGGGATGTCTTGAAAAACATGGCTCTGTTTCAATTAATCGTAGGTTTCAGCAAGCGGCTGAAATCAAATATCTTTCTGGCGTCATGGTGTCGCCACGCATATCCACCATGCGCCGCCAGCCGATATAGCTTGGCAGATATCTGGTGGCCACGCCGTTAAATCGCTTCATCCATTTTTTCAGCCGCGATATATAGCCGTTGACGTTTTGCACATGGATATGCCCTCTGGCATGTTGGCCTTTGCGGGCGACGATGGTCTCGCATTTGATGCCCTCATCCTTGGCGAATGCGATGATCGCGGGATCGCTTTCCGTACACAGAAGAATATCCTTGGCAAACTTGCCCGCAAGCACATTTTTGACCGATTTTTTACTGCGGGCGGGCAGCACCGCGTCGATATGGCTGCCGGATCGGTCACGAGCGATCAGAACCGGGATCTGCTCTTTTGACAGGCCGCGCTTTTTTGCCTTTTCACCTCGCTTTTTTGGCAGCCTTGGCATGTTACGGCTGCCCTTGAAGCTTTCTCG